GTTTACTGGGCAAATGAAGCGGCCTACCGCTGGGGAGTGAGAGGCTTTGCCATGTGGTCGCTGGGACAGGAGGATATGCGGCTCTGGGAGGCGCTACCAAAACAGATATAACTTCATACACGGATACAGTTCACGAGGCTGTCTGCAAAATGCAGGCGGCTTTTATTTTGCACAAAGGAGGGATTTTCTCATGAAAGAATTCTGGAACACGATCCAACTGGTATTTGCTGCTGTCGGAGGATGGCTTGGCTATTTCTTAGGCGGCTGTGACGGGCTATTGATTGCGCTGGTGATCTTTGTGACCTGCGACTACCTTACCGGCATCATGTGTGCCATTGCCGACAAAAAGCTCTCAAGCGAGGTCGGCTTTAAGGGAATCTGCCGCAAGGTGCTGATCTTCCTGCTGGTGGGCATCGGGAACGTCATTGATGTTCAGGTGCTCGGACATCCGGGAGTGCTCCGCACGGCGATCATCTTCTTTTACCTGTCTAATGAAGGACTGTCACTGACGGAGAACGCAGCACATCTCGGCCTGCCGGTACCGGAGAAATTAAAGGAGGTCTTGGAGCAGCTCCACGACCGTCACGATGAGGAGGAAAGATAACATGACGAGAAAAGGAATCGACGTCAGTCATTGGCAGGGAACCATTGACTGGAATAAGGTCAAAAAGGCCGGTATCGAGTTTGCCATCATCAAGGCTGGCGGCTCCGATGCCGGTTTTTATACGGATAGCAAATGGGAAGCAAATTACAAAGGTGCGAAGGCTGCCGGTATCCCCATCGGCGCATATTACTTTGTCGGAAAAGACTGCGTGACTGCTGCCGCCGGAAAAGCAGATGCCGAGCGCTTCCTGCATATCCTGAAGGGCAAGCAGCTGGAATATCCGGTCTATATGGATAACGAGGCACAGCCCGCTTCTGCCAAAGCCGGAATCACTGAGGCCACCATTGCTTTCTGTAAGACGATGGAGGATGCCGGATACTTCGTCGGGATCTATGGCTCCGCTGTTTCCGGCTTCAAAGAACGTATGGATGACACGAAGCTCACGCCCTACGCCCACTGGGTAGCGCAGTATGCCAGCAAATGCTCCTATAAAGGCGACTACGGCATCTGGCAGTATTCTTCCAAGGGCTCTGTTGACGGCATCAGTGGTAATGTGGATATGGACTACGCCTATGTGGATTATCCTGCCATTATCCAGAACGGCGGCTTCAACGGCTTTACAAAGTCTGCGTCCGATGACAGTAAGCCTGCCACTCCTGCTCCGGTCACTCCGGCAAAGACCGTGGATGAGCTGGCACAGGAGGTGCTGGACGGCAAATGGGGAAACGGAACCGACCGCAAAGAACGCCTCACCGCTGCCGGGTATGATTATTCTGCCGTGCAGGCAAAGGTCAATGCTCTGGTGAAAAAGCAGGAATCTACTCCTGTCTACTACACCGTAAAAAGCGGTGATACCCTCTCCGGAATTGCTAAGAAATACAGCACCACGGTTTCGGCGATCCAGAAGCTCAACCCGACGCTCATCAAAAACGTCAACCTTATTCTGACCGGCTGGAAGATCAGAGTGAAATAACTGAATATCCAATCTGCTATGCCTGCGAGTGTTCTTCGGAATGCCCGCAGGCTTTTTTTATTTTCCTCCGCTCAAAAAGGCAGTTCATCTCCAGTGGAAACTGGAGGTGGATATGTTATGCCAAACGAAAACATGAAAGTTCAATCTGGATATTTCACACAGGAGCGGATTCAGGGCGATCTGGACTACCGCCGGGCGCAGACAATCGCAAAGAAGATGCTCGATGACGGCCTCATTTCTGTGGCTGAATTCAACAAATTAACCGCCATCAATCGGGAAACTTTCTCTCCATTGTTCGCGGAAATAATGCCAAAAATCCCTTGATATGTAGTCGCTTTAGAGTGATGTATAGACGTACGGAAAGGAGGTACTTCCCTTGAAAAAAGTTACGAAAATCGCGGAAACAGCGAACTCGAAAGTTAAACTCAAGAAGATCAGGGTAGCCGCCTACTGCCGCGTCTCTACGGATTCCGATGCCCAGCTTGAAAGCCTTGAGGCACAGAAAACCCACTACGAAAATTACATCACATCCCGTGATGACTGGAAGTTCGCTGGACTCTATTTCGACGAAGGCATCACTGGCACCAAGAAGGACAAGCGCCCGGAGCTCCTACGACTCATTGACGACTGCAAAGCCGGTAAAGTGGACTTTGTTATCACAAAATCCATCAGCCGCTTCAGCCGGAACACAACGGACTGCTTAGAACTGGTAAGAAAACTGCTCGCCCTGCACATTCCGATTTATTTCGAGAAGGAAAATATCAACACCGGCTCAATGGAGAGCGAGCTGTTTCTGGCAATTCTCTCCAGCATGGCCGAAGGCGAGTCTGTTTCCATATCAGAAAACAGCAAGTGGTCAATCCAGAAACGCTTTGAGAGCGGCACCTATAAAGTCAGCTACCCACCCTACGGCTACGATTGGGATGGCGAGCAGATGGTAATTAATCCGGAGCAGGCGGCTGTGGTAAAAGAAATCTTCGCAGCGCTGCTCTCCGGCAAAGGCACCCCCGCCATCGCAGATGACCTGAACCGGCGCGGCATTCCTACCAAGCGAAACGGACGCTGGACAGCCACAACCATTCGCGGGATGCTCTCCAATGAGAAGTATGTCGGCGACTGCCTTTTCCAGAAAACGTACTCGGATTCACGCTTTGTCCGGCACAACAATCACGGCGAGCAGACACAGTACATGGTCAAGGATCATCACGAGGCAATCATCAGCCGGGAGGACTTTGAAGCTGCTCACGCTTTTATTCACCAGCGGGCAACGGAAAAAGGTGTCGTCAAAGGGAGCGACAAATACCAGAATCGCTACACCTTCTCCGGGAAGATCATCTGCGGCGAGTGCGGCGATACCTTTAAGCGCCGGATACACAGCTGCACCGGATACAAATACATCGCATGGTGCTGCAGTACCCACATCAAGGATAAAGATAAATGCCACATGCTTTTTGTAAAAGACGATGATCTGAAGCAGGCTTTCGTCACCATGATGAACAAGCTGGTCTACGCGCACAGGATCATCCTAAAACCATATGTGGACGCATTGAAAAACACTTCGTCTGATGACTCGCTTCGGCGCATTCAGGAAATACAGACCCTACTGGCGCAGAACACAGAAAAGCGCGAGACGCTGACAAAGCTCATGACACAGGGCATCATCGACCCGATCCTTTTTAACAAAGAAACGAACGAGCTGCTTTCGCAGGCAGACAGTTTCCGGGATGAGATCAACGCTTTAAAAAACGCTGTTTCCGGAGATGTAACAAAGGTCACCGCAGCTACAGCGCTTCTGCACTTTACAGAAAAAGGCGGAATACTTCAGGAATTCGATGATGACCTTTTTAAAGAATATGTGAACCGCATCATTGTACGCTCCAGAAATGAAGTGTGCTTTGAATTGAAATGCGGTCTGACACTTCGGGAAAGGATGTGAATGCATGGGACATACTCCCTACGGCTACAGCATTGAAAACGGCTGTGCCACGATTAAAGAGGATGAAGCCAATAAGATACGAAAGCTCTATGAGAATTACATCTCCGGGATGGCACTGGCCAAGGCCGCTGCCGCTGCTGGCATTGAAACCTACCACGGCACGGCAAAGCGTCTGATGGAAAACAGACACTACCTCGGAGACGATTTTTACCCGGCCATCATCGATCAGGAAACCTACGATAAAGCTGCTGCCATCCGTCTGGAACGCGCCGGGAAACTTGGCAGGCTGAACAGGAAAAAGAATGTAAAACACGCATTGCCTCCTACCGGCTTTCGCATGGCAGCGGCAGAGCAACATTATGAAGATCCGAGGCTGCAGGCAGAATACCTCTACAGCCTCATTGAAAGCGAGGTAAGCTAATGGGAAATGTAATGGTGATTCCGGCCAGACGGCAGGTCGGAAATACAGTAAAGCAATCAGCGCAGAAAAAACTCCGTGTTGCAGCCTACTGCCGCGTCAGCACGGATTCCGAAGAACAGGAAACAAGCTACGAGGCTCAGGTCACGCACTACACCGAGTACATTCAAAAGAATCCGGAATGGGAGCTGGCTGGCATATTTGCGGACGACGGCATCTCCGGCACCAACACAAAAAAGCGTGACGAATTCAACCGAATGATCGACGAGTGCATGGCCGGTAACATCGACATGGTCATCACCAAGTCCATCAGCCGATTTGCCCGAAACACTCTTGACTGCCTCCAATACATCCGGCAGCTGAAAGACAAGAACATACCAGTTTATTTTGAGAAGGAAGCCATCAACACGCTGGACGCTAAAGGCGAGGTGCTGATCACGATCATGGCGAGCCTCGCCCAGCAGGAAAGCCAGTCAATGAGCCAGAACATCAAGCTGGGACTTCAATACCGCTACCAGCAAGGTAAGGTTCAGGTCAATCACAATCGCTTCCTCGGATACACCAAGGATGACAACGGGCACCTGATCATTGACCCGGAGCAGGCAGAAATCGTAAAGCGCATCTACCGGATCAAGGATCAGATGCCCGTTCTCATCCTTTGTGTATCCGAGGAAGCGATTGTGATTAACCTGAACCTTACCTTGCTGGTAGCGGTATTGAAGTCCCAGTTTGATGTTCTGGCTCATTGACTGGCTTTCCTGCTGGGCAAGGCTCGCCATGATTGTGATCAGAACCTCGCCT